CCTGGTGTCCTCGCGCTGTCCAGCCCTTTAGAAACGCTGCGCCAATAGCAAGAATTACAGCGGTAGCCACTGCCAGATACAGTTTCGCCTTGCCGAAGAGCAGTTTCACAAGCCAAAGCATCAGATACCCGCACCCAGCTTCTTGATCCTCTCCCTCATAATCCATGCGATTCCCGCCAGCGCGACAAAGCCCAACACAATCACGACGATCTGCGCCGTACCGTCGAGTGAACCGATGGCAGTCGCTACACCACCAGCACCGCTCAGAGCCGTGCCTGTGGCCGCTATCATGGTTGTAGATGTGGTGGCCGTCTTCTCGGCGTCAGGACGCTCACGAGGCCTCTCAGGGGCTGTGGGAGGGGCATCAGACAGGAACAGCTTCCGCTCCGCTTCACGCCGCCGCACAAGGCCGCGTATCACCTTACCACCAGCTTTGTTAAACCACGTCAGCGCCTCTGCTGCGCCCTCAATATCCCCGGCGTTGAACCGCTTGAGGCATGTGGATCGTGAAAACGAGCCGACGCCAATGTTCCAAGCCAGCGAGAGCATGGCTGAGAACTGGCTCTGCGTCGGTGCGCGGGTCATCATCGGGCGAATCTGAGTGCCGAAGTATTCCAAGCATTCAAGAAACATCTCGTCAGATTGCTGCTGCGTGATCTGCATCCCGGCAACAACCTTCAGCCCCGGATAGGCTCCGGTGGTCAATCCACGGCTGATAGTCCAGACGGGTGGGCTTGCAACTTTGTCGAGATAGGAAGTGAGTTCATCGCCCTCGAAGGACGCGATCAGATCAATCGTTTCCCTGTTCGGTATCATTTCCCCACCTTTGCAATCAGCGCCTTGATGTCGTCCCTAATTTCGGCCAGCATTTTATTTAGGTCTTCGCGGGACCGATTTGACGCCTCTAAATCCTCGCGGCGTTGATTCCAGAGGCGCTTGATCTCCCTAGTGTTGTCCATTGCGCGAGACTCCAGCCTAATCAGCCAGACGATCAGGGTCAAAAAACCAGCGAGTACAGGCCAGAATTTTACGAGCAGTTCCATAATCATTCTCACTTAGTCAATGCGTCGTCCAGAAGGATGATCTCTAGCCTCTGCACAGCCATCTTTAGCTCCATCGTAGTGTTGGCCATCCATGAAAGGACAGCCATAACAACTGCGGCGAACATGCCAGCTAACACTTTTTGGTCCATCGCAGCCGCCCTTCATATCAATATTTCACAAGCAAGTGCATTGATGGTTACTCCGGTTCTGTAGGCCAAGTCACTGAGAACGGAAAGCCAACTTGCGCCGGAATGTCTCTAAGGGCTTGACGATAAGCTGCCCACATAGCCTTGTCCACTTGACTGTCTGCAAGCTGAGTGAAGTCGGCAGCGCTCAATAAAACATTACGACGATCCCGCACATTGGACTCGGCCTCGGATTGAGACCGCTGGACAACCGCGTACTTCCTCGACCAGTTGCCATGTGCGTCCTGTTCGAACCCATCGTCCACCACCCTTTCTACAAGTGGGTCGCAGTCAGGATAGGCGGGTACCGCGCAAGGGCGCACGCCCCATTCAGCCAGCGCCTGATCGGAAATATCTTTGGCGAAAGCTGTTTCGGGGTTGTCCTTGCGAAGTTGCCCGATTGAATAAGTCTTAGGAGTTCCGTTTGTAATTTTTACATATTCCATGTCACTCTCCTCAATAAACCGCGAACATCACGCCGCCAATACCAGCGGTAGTGCCAGGTCTGCTAATTTGTCTTGTTCCGGTCGCGCCTGAATTTACGGACTCGTATGCAACTGCCAGCCCCGGATCGCCACTGCCAGAGTTGTTGAATACTTCGGTCATGCCGCTTGGCATTGTCAGCGCGTAATCATGTGAAACCGCGCCAATCGCAAAGAGCAAGCTGTTGTTGTTGGTGACTGTAATGCCGCTAATGTCGAATGTGAGGTCGGAGCCATTCCGGCTAGAGTCTCCGCAAACATCAAACGTGCCGCTGATTTCCATGAGGGCGAGCACCGAAGTGGCGGCTTCAGTGACAGAGTAGGACGCTGCCTCGGTTCCGTCGATTACGCGAGTTGCCACGAACACCCCTGGGTGGGTTTCTGCTGTAAAGGAGTTCTGCTGCGTGAGGCCTTGGCTGGCCAAGTTGAGATTGTCCCAACTGGCAGTGCCGCTCATCGCCCCAGTCAGTACGAGCAGATTACCGTTCGTCAAGCCGCTCATTGTTGTCACACTCGGGTTGGTTGCTCTGCTTCCAACAGCGTACTGGATGACGCTTGGAGCGCCAGCTTGCGTAGCCAAGACTGCCGATTTTAATTTCTCAGCAAGGATCACCCGTCGTTCCCCACATATGTAACGAACTTCGTTGTTCCGTCGTAGTAGAGAACAAATGTGTCGTTGTTTGAGCCAAGCGTAGGCCCACTGCCGTCTGATGTAATCCAGTTGAAACCTGTAAAGGTAACCGCCGTCGGAGCCGTCAGGATCAATGTGACGCTCTGTCCAGCGGCGAAGTTGTTCCCCGTGAGAGTTGCAGAACCTGTCTCCGTCTTCTTTTGGATCGTGCCATTCGCGGGATCAACGTCAGTTCCAGTTAGAGTGTAAACTGTTTCGGCTGTCTCTTTGACAGTAAGCTGCGCGGTCATTGTCTGAGCGACATCGGTCTTCATGGTGTCAGCGTCATACGCCTGAACGTCAGTTCCAATAGCCAGACCAAGGGTTGTTCGCGCTGTTGCGGCGTCCGCGTCGTCAACTAGAGTAGCGCCGAATGCACTAATAGTTGTGCTTGCAGGTAGAGACATCGTGGCAAGGTCGGCGTCGTATCCGAGAGTGACCAAAGCTGCCGCCACGTTGGTGCTGTCGGTCACATCAGCCAACGCCTCGATGCCGGAGAGTTTCGACCGCTCCGCTGACGTAAGTAGGAGTTTTGTCGCACCCTCGGTCAGATCGTCAGAGTCGCCACTTACGGCCACGGTTGCAAGTTCGTCCGTTGTCAGGCTGGTCTTGACCCATACAGCGGCACTTGCCGTGTTGTCGGCGCACTTGAAACTCTCGTCGCTTGTCGTGTTGATCCAGACCGAGCCGACCGAATACCCGGCGTTCGTGTCGTCGGTCGCACCCGGATCGGTCGTGGCGACATAGTTGTTCTGTAACCCACCCGCCGCCAATGCCGCAATCGCCTGCGCTACTCGAAGCGGCGTCCAGCGATAAACGGTGGAACTTGTCCCGGCTTCTGCGTCACCTTGCGAAACGACGGAAACCTGCGCGTTGTAAGCCGTTTCGATTTCGGCATTGGATTGGTCCGCTGTCGCACCGTCCTCAACATTCAAGATAGCTAGTGCGTCGGCCTTGCTGAGAACCTCCACGGGACCAGTTGCGGCGGTGGTGCGACCAAGGAAACTGTCTGTCGCCATATCCGCCATGTCGTCGATAGTGATGTCACCGAGCGTCAATTCTTGCCCAGAGATGGTGATGTAATCCAAACCTGCGGCAATCGTGACGTTTGTTGAATTGTCCGTTCCGGCAGCATCTACCCCCAACGTGGTTCTCGCCGCCGAAGCGTCCGCATCGTCAATGAGACTGCGACCAAACGACGTGATCGCCGCTTCCGCCCAAGTGTCCACGCCTGTGGTGTAGGCAATCTTGTCCGCTGCGGTGCCAAGCGCCGCAATGCTGGTCAGTGTTGCGTCATACGCTTGTACCGTGTCACCGATCAGGGGTGACACCACGTTCTCGATTGTGGCCTTGCCTGAGACTGGCGTTCCGGTCGGGTTGTCCACAACATACAACACATCGGTCTTTATCGGGACGACCGTGCCAAGTGCGCTTACTTTTGTGTCGGCCATTTCAGATCACCCCTTCTGATAGTTCCTGCGGCGCAGAAGCCATATCTTTCCGCTATCCATTATGTAATTGCCAGAAAAGCGCAAATCGATCGTCGCAATGGCTTCCTCCGTCGAGTATTTCAATGCTCTACCCGCGATATTCGCGCCCGAAAATGCCCCGGCAGACATATTCAGGATAGAAGCAAACTTCACTTGTTTTATGCTTGTCAGGTCAGCAGGAGCGAATAATTCGACAAACCCACTAACATTTTCGGTACGAGCCATCGCCGCCTCAACATCGAACAATGTCTCGGCGGTTGATGTCCCTGTGACACTAAGCTCCAAATCCCGATCACTAGTGTGATTGTGACTGAGGTCTTCAAATACGATTCTGTAGTCGTAACCGGCCTCCGGGGTGAAAGAGAAAAAGTTGCTATTGCCGTCAACATCGTGATCGAACAACATCCCGTCGTTACCGTCGCCAACCGTCGCGGCGTTATACGGGTGCCATGCTGCTTCGTTGATCGGCATGCCTGTTACGCTGGTGTCCGCCAACAACGTCGCTATGGCGCTCATCAAAAACGTGACGGTTTCACCGTCCGCGCTGTTGGCTGTGTTGCTTACATCCGTTCCTGGAACATGATCGCCGAGCGCAGGCGTGGTGTTCGGGAAACTTGTGGTGTCGTTAATCTTTACCATTACGCCGCTATTGCCTCCAATGTGTTGCCGCTTTCGTCGGTCAGCGTGTTGGCGCTTTCGTCCTCAAGACCGCGAACAATCCCCGTAAACACTTCCTCACTCATTTCACGCAAGATCATGTTGATGACTATATCCATATCAGAAGTCATCCCCATCCGCCAATCCACAACTTCGAATACTTTCTGCGACCAACCGTAATGAGACACAGTAAGCATGACCGTATCGCTTACTTTCAGATCAAGTGCGGCGAGACCGAAACCAGCAGTGACGGTGATTTGTTCCCGGTTCCGGCGCAGGAATGTCCGCGCAATCCGCTGCGCCATCGTGTCGGTCGATGTGAACAACAGCGGCAATTCAGCAATCGCTTCGATGTCGTTGTCCTCGTAAAGAAACAGACCCGGATTGATAGATGTGTAGTTATCTTCCTGCCAATCCGTTTCGGCCCCTCTATATGTACCGTGTACGGCATTGAAATTGTCACGTCTGGAATGGCGCGTGGCGATTGTGACATTGGTTCGCAAGTCATCCTCGTTCAGTGTCAGTGTCGGTGTGACGTAACTTGCGGCACGGGTCGCCCAGTTCCCACCGTAATTCCAAAACGTCCCGCCCATTGAGGACAACATTGATCGGATGATGCCCTCCGGGGAAGCGTCCAGCAGAAACGCGCCGTTACATGTGTAAGTGTCCGCGCCACCAATCTGCACTTCGCACGCGGTCGCCGCCGCCTCGAACAAGGTGTCGTCAATGTTGGTGGAACTCTCACCCAGACCGTACCCGGACAGAAGGTAGTCGCGGATGCAGAGTGCTGGATTGTCAGACCAAGCGGTTGTACTGGTCCGGGTGTCCTCCACTTTCTTGCCCCTGATCTTCGCAGTCACCACAGGTGTTCCGTTTGGGAACGTCGAGGCGTTCATAAACCGCACATACAGATACGCTATCCCTTTGCCTTGGTGCGCCGTGGTCCACTCGGAGACTTCCGTTGACAGATCACTATCTGCCGCCTGTGACGTTGTGCCGAGGTATTCCTTTATCCTGATCTTGCCGACCCACTTCGACGGTGCGGTGACGTTACCAGACCCGTCAAGTGTCACGGCTTCCCCGTTGACGTATATCGTTTGGTAGCTGTCAATTTCGTGACCAGCGAAGCAAATCACTCGGTGGAGGTACTCGCTACTGACACCCGTCAGTGATTGGTACGTCACCGCCCCGCCCGTGACGACCTCACCGTAGATGACTTGATGTGGTAATGCCGCGCCGAGCGCATTGACGGTTGTACTGTACCCTCGCGTAACCGCGTTGGGCTTGGCGGTCAGTGCGTTCAGTGCGTAGCCGAGTGCGGCACGGATCGCGAAGTTTGCTGCAAAGTTTGCTGCGCCGGTGAGTCCGAACACGGACGCCAAACCACCACCAAGAAACGCACTGCTTGCCGTGGATGCCAGCGCAACGGCGGCACTCACCGGATCGGCCCTCGTCGGTGCGGTGGATAGAGCGATTACAGACGCGGTGACTAAGAGTAGCTTTTTCATCGCACGGTCCAGAACATATCGCCAGGTCGAACTTGGTCCTCAATTATGCCGCGCTCGGACACGAAAGCGCAACCTCCGCGATACACCACACCGAATGTGTATCCGAGTGGTCCACTCTCCCGACGCGCGACGATTGATCCGTCTGTCGGAAACAGCGTGAAAACCCGTTGATACATGTCATCCATCGCCTCTATGATGTTGCGGTGACGAGACTTGCCCACAAGTTCGCGCTCGCGCCGAATCGCACCCTTGATGTCACTGTACCCCTCGCTCCACTCGGTCGGTAATGTTGATAACCCCTGCGCCCTGAGCGCACCGGATACAAACGACAAGCAATCGTTGCGACCATATCCGAAAGGTACGTCGCGCATCCTCGTCATGTACGCGCTCAAAGTCATCCGCCCCACTCCAAGCTCTCTGTTTGAATGCGTGTGTTGAACTCGAAAAACATGTCATTAGGGAAACGGGTGATCTGATCCGTGTGAGTGTACCGACGAATACGAGGACGTTGCAGGTCGATCAATCGACTCTCCACGTCGAGCGCGATTGTGGTGGTTTCCGGTCCGTGATCGAATGTCATCTGGTCCATTTCACCAGAGAACACGGTGAACGCGGACGTTACGGCGTCCGTCCCCTCGATGATGATCTTGTCGCCCGTCTCTAACAGGAGAAAATCACCTGTCTCCATCAACAAATAGGCGACGGATCCGGTCGCAAGGATGCCAAACTTCACGATACAGCTTCGACCCTGATATGGTTCGGCAAGCGCGAGAGAAACAAGACTCGACGGGATACCGGACAACGTGAGTGTCGCGCCATATGCGGCAATGTCGGAACTCTCCCGAATATCGGATATTTGCAGCAGTTCACCGGCCCCGGTGTATGTGTTACCGTCCAGGACGAGATCACCGATGCCTGACCAGAAATAGAGTTGGTTCGGGCTGTCGAAAAGCAGATCGACCGCCCAAAACACATCGACCTTATCACCACCGATTGCTGTTGATACGTCGGCAGGTAAGTTCCGTCCGGTCATGTCACCACACTGACCGCCGAAAATGTCAGTCCGTAGACCGACGCTTCATTTGCATCCCATCCGATAGTCGATGACGCCAAGCGCCACGCGCCGACTGTGTTGGACACGATAACAGAATTGTTGTCTGACGGTGCGGTGGTTATATCCGGCCACAATGTCAGTGTTGCGGCACCCGTCCCGTCTGTGTCAACGTCCGCTGTGACCATGTGGAGACGCGCATCCGCGCCCGTTCCGAGTTGGATGTAATCACCCGCTTTGAGCCAGTCGGTTTGACTGACCGTGCATCCGTCCACGTTCAACGTC